GAGCTAAGTTTTCTTCTAAGTTCCATTTAACTGCTTCCGAGAAGTCTGCTTCTGGATCTCCTAGTTCTTGCCATTCAAATATAATTGAATCTGCTATACTATCTATCCTATCGTTACTAAGTGATGGAATGATTTCTCCATTTAACTGTTTTAGAGAGATACAATCTAATATCTCCTGTATTACATCGTCTTTGCTGAGTGCTAATGATTTCATATAACCTTTATTTTTAATTATTAATATACCTTAAGATAAGAACTATCTCTGTAACTTCCAACTTTAAATGTTGATATTTCCTGAATATTTCCAGTATGGATTAATACAGCTTACATCTCTTTCTAACTCATCTATTAATTTAGGGGTAGCAACTAAGTTTCCTGATACTGATACTCTTGTGTACTTGCTGCAATTAGCAGGAGTATGGTGATATATAGATGAATCGAATATTATAGCCATACCTTTTCTAGGGTGTACAGTAGCTTCATATTGATTGGTATTAATTTGAGTCTGGAATATAATATCACCTGAATCTGCAGGGTGATTAGGGTAGTAAGCAAAAGATAAACTTATTTCTTTTACTGCACCACATACATGATTATGTATAGTAGTCTGCTGTCCAGGCTCTACTACATGGCCCCATATTTCTTCTTTGTCTATTAAGAAGTAATCCTCTGCCCCAAATATGTTAATAATCTCTAACTGAATAGCGTCAAGTATTGCTGTTGCAGTATGATCATAGATATTACTATCCTCAAATAGGGTATGACTCTTAGGGTAAATAGAGTAGTTTTCTCTATCGCCTGGAACGTCATCTTTAATCTTAGCCATGACTACCTCTGATAGTATTTTGTCATGGTCTAAGGCTAATTGATGCTCAGAGTAGCAAAGCTGATTTAAAGGTTTAAACATTAATTAAACAGTATAATGCGTTCAGTTTTATCAACATTCTGTAATGTCTGTTTCGCTGATCTGTAAGCTGGTCTTTTAAGAAGACGTTCATAACTAATGCCCTGTACAGTTATAGGAAAACCATCCCATATAGTTGCTGCGATTCTAGCATTCATTTTTGATTCTGCAATGTAATAAAATTCGTTCATAATATATTTTTTATTAATTATTTATACTTAAAGATACGAATAATACTTCGTATAAACTAATAATTTAAAGTATATTAAGCTTTGTTTTTTTAAGTTTTTTACTATTGTCTAGGTATGAAACATCTAATTTAATAGATGTATCTAGTAGGGTCTTATTAGTATAAACATCTTCGTAGTAATCTATTGGAATATCTAGAGCTTTAGAAAGTACTGCTAAATTATCTTTATCCCTGTCTATCTTTTCTATATATTCAGGTACTTTTAGCTTTTCAGTTTCAGTTAAACTCACCCAGGGAGCATAAGCATAACCTCCATTAGCATATAACTTTGTAAGAGATTCAGCGGCTGAATTAGTATCTCTTCTAGCTAGTAGAATTACTTTTTCAAAACTTTTGCATAGATTTATATAAAATTCATTTGTTTTTCTACTTACAATAACTTTAACACATTTGTTTCCATTAAGGTTACCACGATGAGGACCAAAAGGTTCAAAACAGTACATAATATTGTTACCTGATGTGATGCTTTTCATTAGGTTAGTGCTTCCGCTTCTAGGGTGTGCTATTATCAAACAGTTATTCATATAGCTAATTTTTTATGCTGTAGACTTTTATGATACCAGCAACAAAGAGTATACCTATCTCCTGCTTCTACTTTAGTAACTTTATGTCTATATTTAGATGGAAAAATACACAAGGTACCGATTTTTTTAGTAATGATATGGGTTACGTTACCCTCTTTAATTAAAAGATTTCCTCCTTTGTATTGATTGTTAAGAAAAATAATGCAACTAACTACTTCTCTAGTGCGTTTTTTACTGACTACATCTGTATGCCATTCAAAATGATGTCCTGTTTCATATTTAATTAATTCAAATGGTAGCTTTTCTACTGGAATGTTTATCCTAAGACCCTCGTAATCTTGACTGACAATGCTAGTAACCTTTTCTTCTAAGGTATCTACATCTGTATAAGTAGTCAGGCTTTCTCTCTTAGAAGTATTATAAGGAGTATGATTAGTTTCAGTTACTAAGTTAGTATGTTTTAGTTGGGTTTCATTACTTTTAATAATCTGACTACACTCCTCTTCAGTAAGAAAATTTTCTATAACCTTTATCATTTACACTTATAATGCTGCCTTCAGGTGGGTAATAAAAGCAGTTACTATAGCTTCCATTTTATCTTTCTGATCAGTAGTAACACTGCTAACCTTCCTTGTTTGTAGGTCTTCTTGTTCGATTTGTTTATATATTGCCATGATATTATTTATTATGTACTACTATTTTGTTAGCTATGTAAGTATGAGTTCCTTCTACTGTAAAGTTATACACAGGAGTATCTTCAGTTTCTGCATAAAAGTCTATAGAGTCAATAAACTCCCATACTCCATCTAGTAAAATTTCGTCTCCAACTTTTAAGTACTCAACCGGTGCTTGTTCTAAAGCCCATGGTTCTTGAGTTATAATAGGAGCTAAAGCTTTCCACCCCTGTATAGTTAAGATAGGATGCTCAGGAGTAAACTTAAGATCTAAACTTTTTCCATTTACTACTAAATCGAAATACCCAGCTTCTTCGTATCCTAAACTTAAACAAGCATCTTTATGGGAACCAACTGTATGTCTATGATCTATAGCAGTTACTTCTTTTTCAGTATATGTTTCTGTTTCAAGATCATAAGAATTTACAAAGTCTCCTACTTCGATATGTTCAATATCTACTTCTCCATTAGGAGTGCTTATTTTAGTTCCTGCCAAGAAACAGGTTGGGCTATATTCAAATCTACCAGCTCCAAAAGGATTGTGCATTAATAAGTTTCTATTTGTTCCCTTAACTACATAAGTATCTATATTTTCCATATTTGGAGATGCTGTTGCGTATTCTAAAGCTGTATCTGAAATAACAGTAGAAGATGACACAATAGTTGAAGATGAACCGTCAGAATCAAATAGATCTTGGCCTACTTTTAAACTATCTACTATTTTCCATTCAATTACTCCTGAGTCTAGTACAGGAATTATAGCTAAACCTCCTAAATAAAATACATCTCCAGACTCTAATTCTATCCTGCGTAGTATGTTTTTATCATTGTCATGTAAATAATTTTCTGCAATAATAGAAGAACTAATATGTGAACCTGAAGGGAAAGTAGATCCTGAGTAAAACCATTTAGCTAGTTCAGGATAATCATCACTATCAGGTGAACCTGATACAAAGTATGACTGGTAACTGGAACCAGAACCTGTAGCTGCAGTTTGTATATTCACTAGTTCTCCTGAAGAGCTTATTAGGTTGCTTGTACCTATTATACCTGCTACACCTTTAGGGTGGTTAGTAGCAAATTCGTAATGATGCTTTTTATCTACAGTATTAACTAAGTCGCTTCCTGTTACAATAAGTGACGGTAATTCAAATAATGCTAATTGTTTAAAACTACCTAAGAAAGCTAAATCTAAATCTGGCCCATATACTAATTGCATAGATCTAAATGATTCAACTTTTGATCCTGAGAGGTTAGGAAGGAAATTTGTAATTGCTACTCCTGTTCCCGCTGTAGAGGATAAAAATTCTTCTATTCTATAATCAGAACCTGTTTCAGGTAAGCCAAGTTTTACAAACTCTATAGAAGATACTGTAGCTCCTTCGTCTTCTGTCTTAGTAACAAAGTCTGGTAGGTTAGAATTATTAAAAGAAGAAGTAATATTGTTTATATAACCATCTTGCGAAGAAGATATGTAAACAGGTACTACAGATTGTATATCATTATATGTATTAAATAAACTATAAAGATTAAGTTCCGATTTAGCATATGAGGAATCTAATACTGCTGCTTCGTCATAAGCTAATCTTAATATAAACTTAGCATCTGTATCTTCTACTGCCTCTAAGTAAACAGCACAGTTGTCCTCCATCTGCTTTGTTACTGTAGTAATGTTAGAGATATTATCAGAAATATAGGATTCTATTCTATCAACCAAATAGTTTTGNATTGGTTTGTATATAATATGAACTTCATTAAATGTACTTCCGGAAATAATATTACCGAATGCAGATAAATCTAAATGATTATNAGTTGCATCTTTTATTAAGTCNGTATCGGTNTTAATTTCTAATAACCTTGCGTTACCNGAGTTGTCAAATACGAAATCTGCTGAAAATATGGTACCTTTCATTCTTTGTTTTTATTATTTAATTATAAATAGCTGGGTATCTAGTATACTTCCTCGTAACATTCTTTACATAGCTGTCCAGCTCCTTCTATGTAGCCGAACCTTATATGTATGTTATCACTAACTTTATATTGGGTATCAGTATTACAGCTAACACATTTTTCTATCAAATCTAATGTCATATTAACTTCCAAATAATTCTTGTATACTTTCATCGCCCCATCCTGCGGCTCTTGAAAGTTCTCTAAGAAGTTCTACATACTCATCCCAAGTAATATCAGAATGATCCATTTCTACGGTAATTTTTCTGTCCCAATGTTTAACTGAGAGTTTAAAGGGTGTGTTATTTTCCATCACAATTATTTCTATGTTTATTGAACCATCCGCCACACTTACACTTGATCCAGTATGAAGTAGTTGCTATTAAAGGTGAAGCGGCAAAGGCAGTCCAAATGTTTGGATGCCAATGCTCTCCGCAAAACCCTAATGTATGTCTTACAACTTCAATCATTAATATACTTGTATTACTGTTACTTCTGTATCTCCTGGTATGTTTACCATATCGCCATCATCTTTAGTACAGTAACTTCCGTTACCTGTTAGGTACTTAAAGGTTAGCTCTTGTTTTAATTCGTTTAGTTTTCCTACTTCGATTCTACTATTTGGTCGTACATTTTTTAATTGCATATTGATTTAGATTAAGTTAGTTGCTAGTTTAAATAATTGTTTATTTACTTTCATATCCTTTTCAAAGGATTTAATTTTACGAACCTTGCGTACTTTAGCTCCAGTAAGAGCAGCATGAAAGTTTCCTTGTGTAATTTTTTCTTGAATAACATTAAAAGTTCTCCAAAGGTCATCTCCTTTATCTTCTGAACGTTGTGGTTCTAATATTTCATCTATAGTCTCTTCATCGTACTTAAGAGTGTCAACTCCTGCTCTAACTAACATAGCATCTAAAGCTAATTGTCTCTTCTCTTCTACAGTAAGTACTCTATTTTTCATATCATTCATTACTTGAACTCTATTAGGTAAGTCTTCTACTGCTTGACGTACAACACTTCTAAGTTCCGCAAATGAATATCCTTTATGTTTAATCTTAAAGTCACTAAATTCTTCATCAGCAACTACTAGTCCATTTGAACATACTAATCTATATATGCCAACACTAAATTTAAATGCCTGCATACCATCGTGACTATTAGTTAATAGTATTCTAGGATAAGCATCATCACCGTCAGCAGAATTAATCATTATATCTGGATTCTGAAAAGATACCATATGTTTAGAAAAGATAGTTCCTTTCTTCTTAGTACTCTTTCTCTGTGCTGCATTAACTGGATACCATCCTAACTTATCTAAGTCATCAATGATAGTCTCAGTATTTACAAACAAATACTTATCTGAAACATCAGGGTTAGTAGGAGCATCTGCAAATACAAGTGGTGCTTGCTCCTTAATTTGATCTTTGGTGAGGTATTTATCTAATCCTTTACCGAAACTTAACATAACATCTTTCATAATTATAACCTTTTTTATATACTATAAATATAAGAATAAAAACTTAGGGAGGCAACTAGTTACTGAGTTAATTTACCAAACTTTAGCAGTCTCCAAAAGCTGCCAAGTATCTATCTGCTCATTCACTAAGTTTTCCTTATGGTAAAAATCTAAACTGTTTTTTAAAGCCATCACCCACTGTTTCATTGGTAGATTAATTTCATAAGAAAATTCTGTATTTTCAAATGAAACTTCAAACATTTTAGCTGTACGTTTATTTTTCTGCATAGCTTCTTTAATAGATTGAACTATTGCATTAGTGACACGTATGTCTCTAGATTTGAATAAAGTTTCAAACTCGTCTGGTGTATTAAAGTGTAATTTTATCATCTATACTCCTCTATTTTCTGATATTTTCCTAGCTCTTTCCCACTTTTCGTTCTTCTCTAACGACCCAGTATCTGAATAATCAACTATGTTGTTAGTTCCCCAAGTGTATACAGGTCCAAAATGCTCGTAAGTCATCATAGGTACATCTACATTTCCTAACTCAGTATATTGAGGTTGAGTTATTCTACGTGGTCCATTAAATGCTCTAAAGTCTTTTGAAATAACTCTAACCCATTTATCGTTCATAAATATCTCTAATGCTCCTGCAACATTATATTCATTGATTAGATTCTGCGCTTCTAGTCCTCCTTTTTCTGCCATAACCTTTATTTTTTATTTATACTTAAATATACGAACTATTATTCATTAAAAAAACTATAGTATTAACTATTTTCTCCTAATATTCTCTGTAGCTTTTCAGCTCTTTCTTTAGCTGTATCAGGATGAAGATCAGGATCTACTATTTTTTCTAACTTAAGACTCTCTATCTTTTTATTAGGTATAAATCTCCAAGTGTATCCTGTTTCTCCATATACTCCAAAAACGCTTTGCCTCCAACCTATCGATATTATCATAGCTTGTTGACCTTCTAGTAGAACTTTGTCTCCTTCTTTAAAGTGTTTGTTAGTTCTAAATTTCATTCCTTCCATGAATGCACCAATGGCATCTTTAATCCATAGCATAATTAATAAGCTAACTGAATAGCCAATAAAGTGGACGTAGAAGTCAGTAAATTCTATTGGTAGAAGTTCCTGCATGTTAATATTTTTAAAAGGTAATACTATACAACCTGTTGCTGAAACTATAATTATAAATAGGAGTAATAATTAGAACTCTAACCTGTAATTACTGAACTTAATCATATAGGAAGTCATTTTAGTACCATTGCCATCTTTAAATTCATATCCTTTCCTAAGAAACTTTCTAACGTTACCTGGACCAGCTAAATGAGCTGCTGCTAATAAACCTGACTCAGTAATATAAACTCCTGCTACTGTAGTACCTACATACTTACTTATTTGTCTTCTAAGTACTTTTCTATTATGAGTAAGTAAAGCATACATAGCTTCTTCTTGTAGAGATTCGTTCTCTAAAAACTCTCTATTTGTTACATTGCTATAACCTAAAGCATCTAGAGTCTTTCTACCAAACTGATACTTACCTAAGTACCCGAATTGATTGACTGCATGATAATTGTTGGATGATTCTCTAAGGCCAATCTCATGTAGAAAAGTAGTATGAGTTTTGGCTACTAGCTCCATTTTTGAAGCTTTTATTTCTGGGGTAAATTCTAATAAGGCCAAAGGCCTCTCTGGTTCTAATTCTATTTCTACTGCTACTTCATTTCTAGCTGCTAACGTAAAAGCCATCACAAAAGTGGAAGCTAAAGACACAACTATAGTTATTAGTAATTTTTTCATGATAAAATGTTTAGTTTAAAATAAGTCTAAGAAGGATGTTCCTATCTCTTTTTCTCTGAGCTTTTCATTTTTTTCAGATTGTCTGACTAAGTCGTCAGCTACCTTTCTTTCAAGGGGTTTTTTTTTCTTCCAAGTAGAAAATTTATTATTTTTCTTCTTTTCCATGTATATAAATAGTATTATAATCTTGAGATAAACTCATCCCCAGGTTTTTCTTCTTCATAAAGCCCTAATTCCTTAAGGTGATTAATGTGGTGTTCGTCTAGTTCCCAATCAGGTTCGTCATCACGTGTTTTAACGTAGTCTTCCATTGCCTCTGCACGTTTCTCTTCTATCGGTGATGCTGCATAAAGAAACGAACAATTATAGCAGAGGAACTCTAAATTATCCAAGTGCCAATTTTTTTTGTTTCCATCTTTAAAATTAAGAATAACGGGTATTTTTTGATCAGTAATTCTACGTTCAGCAAAGTTACATTTATCACATACCTCTACTAATTTACCTTCACTTAGTAACCTGGCTTTTATCTTTCTAGCATCGAAATGCTCTATAGGTACTCTCCCTTCTAATAGGTCTAAAAGAGGAAGTTCTTTATTGCCTGATAATGCAAACTTAGGAATTCCTTCTCCTGATTGATTCATATGTGCTTCCAGAAGATTTATACCGTCCTCATTCTTATACATCTTAGCATATTTCTTATAGTGGTTATAAGACACATGTAGATATCTAGCTGCTGCCATATTAGATCTAGTTACATTTTGAGCTCTAACTATATCTTCTTTCGTTAATATTTTAGACGGTCTTGCCATTAGTAATCTATTCCTTCTATACCTTGTTTTTCCTCATTAGGGTCAAAAGTATTATAAGGAGTTTCTTCGTCCTCTAATACAGTTTCTACAGCTTCTTTTACTGATTGGGATACTGCTGTTTCGTCTACATCTAGATCTAACATCTCGATATGTACAGGTCCGCCAGTTAACTCTGCTGCTTTGATAGCAATAGATCTAGCCCTATCCTGGTCCATAATAATAATATCATTATATGTATGATCACCAGTACCCTCTACAGTAGTAATTCCTACTACAGGTTTAGTAGTAGAGCAATTGACACATACATGGTAGTTGTATTGAGTCTTTCTAAGTTCTGGGAAGTCGTTGCCACATTTAGGGCAGGGAATCATTTTTAAATCTTGCATAGTTAAAACCTTTATTTTAATTTAGTTATTAATAAAATGTTGAAAGGTAGTGAATTGTCGATTGACTTACGGGATTCTTTGACGCCGGACTTGCTCCATACCGGCTTTCTTACCCTTTCTAACATATGTAAAGATAAGAATAAATAATATAGGAGGCAACTAATCTTTAGAAAGAATTTGTAGAACTGACCATAATTCTTCTGGAGTTTTTAGGTCAAATGTTTTAATATCTTTTTTGCTTACCTCTATAGTAACCGTACCGTCCCAGTCTTCTGGTCTGGTTGCTTCGTAAATATATGCCTGTATTATGCCTATTTGTGCTTTATTAAAATTCATTCTAAATAAATCTTCTATAACAGCAAAGAATTTATCTTCGTAAGTAGTCATATCTAATCCTATTTCCTCATTCATAAAGTCTCTTCGATCTTCAATCTCTTTAAGGTTTCTAATAATATTTAAAAATAAGCTTTTATTCATAATAGACTGGTCTACTTCTTTAGTTACTATTCTGACTCTGAAGTCGTAGTAGGTATTAAATACTCTTCTAACTCTATTTTTATACTTCATACTATAAGATAAGAAAAATTAATCAGACTAAAAACTAATAAGAAGATCCTCCACCAGAAGAAGTTCCTGTAGATATAGTACCCTCCCGTACTGTAGTAACTTGTGTGGTTGTGTCTACTACATTAGTTTGGTCTAATTCTATATTGGTATTAGGTTTAGTATCGAAAACTGGAGGGTTGATTCTCTTTTTAGGGCCGAATTTGCTTTTACGCTTACGCCTACTCGTATTTTTAAATCCTGTTAGTCTTTTTCTACGGTTTGCTTTAGTTCTAAACTTTTTAGAAGTAGTGCTTCTATTATTTCTTCTTTTTTCTTCTAAAATATCATCAGGTGAAATAGTACTATTAGGTTGAGCAGCAATTTCCACAGTAGTTTTATCTACTGCTACTCTTTTAGCAATTGCTTTACCAAAGGAGTTACATACATAGACGGGATTTACTACAGCTTGAAATAATCTACATTGTCCAGCTTGATACTGTATACACCCTTTACATTGGTAGACATCATTAGGGTCAGATGCTCCTTCACTACTTAAGGCAGGTCGGTAATTTAGTGGGAGTTTATTTTTTATTCTATCTGAAGCTGTTCCTCTACTTCTCTCTAAAGCTTCTTCAAACTTTATCTTACTTCTATCTTCATAAGGTGCCACTACAGTAGACTCTTCTATCGCTGCCTGGTATAGTAACTCCTCTTGTTGATTAATATCTAAAGAATCTAACGTAGCAATTTTTCGGACTGAGTATTTGCTTTGAAATGTTTTAAATGGTATTCTTAATTTACGGACAAAGTTAAGTCTAGCTATAACCGGACTAGTTGCTTCTACTTTATCAGTAGGTTCTTCCGGAATGAAGCTGTCTGATTTATAGACTCGTTCACTCTTTTCTTTAAAATAGAGTCCGTATAATGCCATCTGTTAAAGTTCATCATTGTCGTTACCGTCATTACTCACAGACTTCTCAGTAGGATTTTGTCCCGAAAGAGCTTTTCTAATAATTCTGTCAAAGTATTCAATATAGATAAAGAACCCAATAATTGTTTTATCTTTAAGGTTTCTATCTCTCTCTACTTTCATTTCAAATTCAGATAAGCCAGAAGATAGTCTTTTTTCTAATTCTATAGCTATATCATTTTGCTCTGTAGGAGAAATAGTACCGAACTCAGTAGGAAGGAATTGAACTTTAACTCCTTTTTTCTGTGGGTCCTCATTAGTATCTACCTTGAGCATAAATGTATGACCAGCAAATTTAATTTTAGCTGCTTCAGTAAGCATGCTTTTAATATAAGTTTCTATTTTTTTACTCATTTTATATATTTTAATGTAGAGGTACTCCTTTATAAATAGCTAGGAGACAGCTCTTCCTTTCATTCTTTCCCAATCTCTATTTTCTCTAACATTGTCATTAGTCTCTTGGGTTGCACAGAGTACATTATTTGTAGTGTTATACTTTTTGGATAGATAAAGCAGTGCTGCTAAGTCTTTAGGAAAACAATGTCCTCCAAATCCTAAATCTCCATCGTGGCCTGGAACTCCCCAATGTGAATCTCCTAACCTATCATCTAAGGTTGCATATTCTATAACTTTATCGTAATCTATATCTAACTTTCCGCATAGCTGATATATTTCATTAGCGAAAGATATCTTAGTAGCTAAAAAAGTATTAGTAGTGTACTTTACCATTTCAGCATGTGTTGAATCAGTTTTTATTATATGTGCTTTTGGAAATACCTTACTAAATAATGTCTTAACCTCAGTTGTTGTTGGTCTTGGACCACCTATTATAATTCTGTCTTGATTCTCGAAATCAGCTACAGCATTTCTTTCAGTTAAAAATTCAGGATTAAAAACTATACTCAAACTTTCATACCTATTATTAAACCTTGCAGTAGTACCAGGAGGGATTGTAGACTTTATAATAATAGTCCTTTTTGCTTCTAAATTATCTGCTAATAGGTCTACTTCACCTAAAATACTTTCGATTATAGAAGTATCACAAGAGCCATCTTTTTTCATAGGCGTAGGAACACATACAAAAATAGTTTCACACTTAAAAATTACATCTGATAATGAAGAGTTACATTTATCTTTATCTAAATCATAAGTAAATACTTCGTAAAAACTACTAAACTTTTGGTATACTGCATTTCCAACAAAACCTTGTCCAATGATACCTATCATCCGAATAACATATTTTTCTTATTAGTAGTACCTTCTTCTATAATCTGATGGCTTGNTACTGCTCTATTTCTAGACCATTGCTCAATAGACCATTCCAATCTATCGGTAATTAATTCTACTTCTTCTTTAGATCCATCATGAAGAGTGAACTCAACTAAGTATTTCTTTTTCATATCAAAATTGTATTCCTTTAATAAATTTACCTTTAGGTCTATGAGAGTTATTCTCATACAAACCAGGAGGGGTGCCCCATTTATAAATATAAGTAGAAGCAGCTGGTGCTTCTGTGGCTCTAAAGCTATCGCCTTCTTTACCGTTCTTAGTAGCTGTTGAGCCGAAATGGTAAAAGTGTAAGCTATGAGTTCTAGTAAAAGTACAGCCTGCTAATTCTAACTTTAAAAAGAAATCCCAGTCACAAATAAAAGGTGATTGGTACAACGTATCAAAGCCTCCTACCATCATATAGTTCTTCTTAAATATTACAAACGGAAATATTCCTCCATCATCTGATACTTTATTAGAGCTAAGTTCTTTTTCGTACTCTAAGAATCCTTCGTAGTTAAAGTCATTTGGACTCCTCCCGAAGTCTTTAGCAGGAAAATTAAACATACCAGGGCCTGTTGGCTCTATTTGATTAATAGTTTTGACTTCTCCTTCTGACATATCAGCCCAGATAGAATCCCATCCGGTGCATAAAACATTATCATCATTTATAATCATGATACGTTCATTAGTTGCATTCATAACTCCTAAATTAAGAGCTTGTTGCATTCCTTGATTATCTTCTAAAGGTAGTACTTGAATTTTACCTTTATACTTTTCAAGGATTTCATTGCTTTCTTCTACAAAGCCATCTACAACTACAATAATCTCATTATTAAGTGTTTGACCTTCTATTGCAGACTTAAGACAAATATCCAGATACTCCGGATTTCGGTAAGTTGGTATTATTAGACTTATCATTTTTCCAATATGTATATATTCCTTTTTCTAATTCATAGTTCTCCCAAACAAATCTCTCTCTGTTAGGTTGTGTTTGAGCCCATGCCCACATCTCTTTAAGGCCGTCTTCAAGAGAAGTAACGTGCTCAAAGCCTAAAATAGTCTCAGACTTTCTCCAAGTAGGGTAAGCATTTTTAACTTCATGTCTTGCTTCTTCAAAAGCTATTGCAGGCATTTTTTCTATATCTCCTCCTCCTATAGTTTCTCTAACTACTCGACAAGCTTCATTAATAGTAGTAAATTCTATACCACCTAAGTTAATAATCTCTTTAGATGCTTTAGGTATAAAAGCTGCCTTCCACATAGGTTCTAATACATCGTCTATACAGCTCCATGCTCGTTTCTGTTGACCATCACCGAATATAGTCAAAGGCATATCATTCATATACTGGTACATCCATATACCAAGTACGTTTCTATACTTGTCCCATATGTTCTGATTACGTCCATATACGTTATGAGGTCTAAGTATACACCAGTCTAATCCATGCTGTACACCTGCACACTGAATATCCATCTCACAAGCATACTTAGCAATTCCGTAAGGGTCGATAGGCTGTGGTTGATGGCTTTCATCGAAAGGTCTTTTTCCTTCCCATCCGTGTCCGTATACAGCCATAGTAGAAGTAAATACTAACCTCTCAACACTATGTTTAATACATTCATTAACAATGGAAGCAGTACTTTTTAAATTATTATCATAATTGTACGTACGAACAAAAGGAGATAAACCTTCAGCAGCATAAGCTGCAAAGTGATAAACAATATCAGGTTTCTCTAATTCAAATATATCTTTTACTTGATCATCGAAACAATTAGTATCGTAGAATTTAACTTCCTTAGGTATGTTATTACTATACCCCCCTGATAGGTCATCAATACCTATCACAGTATTGCCAGGTTTCTTCTCAAGAATATATTCAGCCATCCGGCTTCCTAATAGTCCTGCTATTCCTGTAATTAAGATTTTTTTGTTATGCATATTCATTCCATTTAATTAGTGGTGATAGCCAAGCAGATTCTCCATGAGTGGACCTACCAGGTATCGGGGTTATTAATAATTCATTATCCTCTCTCAACTTAAGAAACATTTGGAAATCATGAGGATGAGTTTCATTAGTAAACTCTCTTAATATACTTTCAGTTTTCTTTAGCGTCTTAACCTTAGCGGCAAATGTCATAGTAGTACTGTTAGTTATTTTCCAATGCGAATTACCAGTTAGGTATACTCTAGTATCTTCTGCTCCTCCTTGACAGTATGGGTTACCTCCCCTATCTGGAGATAAATACTTATCAGGATGATCATATAAAGATACGAAAGAAGCTCCGATATCGAAACCTTCTTCCAATATTTTTTTAGCATCTGGGGTATGAATGTAGTCATTCTCTAAGAAGTATACTATGTCATCATCTTCGTAAAGTAGGGCTAGATCTAAAGCTAAGTTAAAAGTACCTGCTCCGTTTCCTACCTCTACATACTCTATACAAGCTTGAGGAACATACTTTAACATCATAGCGTTAGTCTCTTCCGATACGTTATCAGCTATAATATGCAAATCTTCCCAGCCAAAAGCATCTACAAAGTTACTTAAGCAATTCTCGTTGGATATATAATCGGGTTTTACTTTGCTATACCCAGCATCTGATATTCTGTATATGATTTTCATATTAGTTCTTTAATTTTAGCTACTACTTCTTTATCAGTAAGGTAAGGGTTAAGGTTAGTATGTTTGTCTTCNCCAAAATAAAACTTTGGCCCTAACTTAGGTTCCTTTATTTTACTTATTACTCCATTCCAACCGTATAGTTGATGAACAAAGTCACTAGTGAGTATTGTATTAGTTCCTACTCCTGCAGCTAGGTTAGCTAATCCTCCTTCTGCACCTATAAAATAGTCTGATGCTTTTATTAACGATGCTGTAAAGCTATATGTAGCAGCAGTATTTAAACCTGTAGAGAACTGATTAACTCCATTTGGAAATCCAACGTTTACCATAGTGTACTTATCATTTAAGTTACTTACTATGTACTTTATATCTCTACGGCTTCCACCGTAACCTAAGTTCGGTACATCCACACCAGCTTTGTATTGTTGTTCAGTAAAAAGAAAAGATCTTTCTTCCCAATTGCTTAACCAAGTGACTACTTTAATTCCTTTACTCTTATATTCACTATACATTTGTTCTGCCAAATAGTCGTATGCAGGATTTGTATATACTTCAAACATATCATCTACATCTTCTATTCCAGCAGCTTGTTGAAACTGTCTCGGAGGAGTAATAGATTGATCTACTATAGGGATAACATTAATTATTTCGTAATCTGCTTCATTAATATTACTGTCAAGAAAAACATTATCAATGTAAGGATTATTGTATAAAAGCTCCAGAGGTTGAGATACCGGTATAGAGTAATCTACAGTACACTCTTTGTTTTGTTCTTTAAGTTTCTTTGCTATAGATGAAGCAAATAAAATGTCACCTATAAAACCAGTACATTTAATTAGTATCTTTTGCATCTAAATAAAATTTATATTTTTCAGTTCCACTTGCTACATTGTATTTAGGTTCCCAACCAGGAAGCCATTTGCTTTTATCTGCACAGGTAAAGTATTGATACCAATCAGGAATTTTCGAAGCAGGATGATAACTATACTTGACTCCCATTCCTTTAACAAGGTTTTCAAACGTTTCAGGCTCTGCTGTTCCTACGTCATAACATCCATCTGTAATGTCCCAATCCATAGCTCTAATATTAGCTTCAACTACATCGTCAACATATATGAAATCTCTTCTTATGTTTTTAACATCAGTAGGAAATAATTTAAAATCTTTTTTACCGTATGATTGATAGGCAATAGAAGACATTTTACCTTTTTCTTGCTCTCCCGGTCCATATACATTAAAGTATCTGAGTGCTATGAATTGAGCATCTGATTTTAGTCCATAGTCTTCAGCTGTTAGTTTTGACCATCCGTAAACATTATTTGGTACTCCATCTCCTAAGCCATAATTAGCAGCAGAGCTAGAATAAATAACCTTTACCCCAAGCACATCTGCATATTCTATAAGTAACTTAGTTACTGTGTAGTTATAGAAAAACATCTCTTTACTATCTTGAAGTGTAGTATCTGATATAGCTCCTACGTGAAGTATATAATCTGATTGCTTAACCGTATTATATAGATGTGCCTTCCAATTTTTATTACTATAAAAATCTTTCTCAATACCTAATACGTTATACCCAGATCGAGTTAAAGATGTGTATAAATTTTTTCCTATGAAGCCTAAGTGGCCTGTTAGTAAAACTGTTTTCATATAACTGCTACTCCTTTTTTAGAAATTACTTTGCTTGCACACTGTTGTGCAAAAACAATTGATCTATGTATATCTTTACCGCTAAGGTAACTTGTGACTAAGCCTGCTAAGAACGTATCTCCTGCACCAGAGAGGTCAAAAGCATCTACTATATCAGTAGGGGGAGAAACTATATCATTATACCTAACTCCTTTTTCACCTAGAGTAACTATAAGTTCGGATTTAAAAGAAGCTCCTAAATAAGTTTTATTCTTTTCATATTCCAATTCGTTTATTTTTATGAACGATACTCCTTTTATCCAGTCTCCTATTTGTTTTTTAGTATCAATAAAAGTTAATGGGTACTTATCAATAAGGAATTTAATATCGTCATCAGATAAGAAGCCTTTATCATAATCGCTTATTACAACTGCATCATAATTACTATCTAGTATACTACTCTCTCTACTAAACCTATCAGCTATATCATTTTCATCTACTCTAACTAGCATTTGATTAGTTTTAAAGTCTACGTACCTAGTCTTCTTGATAACATTAGCGTTAGTGTGTAGAGTTACCTGTATAGATGGCTCTAAACTGGAAATGTTGGTGCTTACGTTTGTAGCCATTCCTCCGTTTTCTACTGTTTCGATTGGAGTAAACACAGGTACAGGAGCTTCAGGACATATCCTATCGCATTTACCGTATACAAACTTATCAATGCAGCTGTCTCCTATTACTAATATTTTTTTCATTTATCTCCTATTCTTATTCTATAACTATCTTCATCGAAATGCTGAGTAGATACTTCAAATATCTCTGATCTATCTTCTAATGCTATAAGTTGATGAGGCTGTCCTCTTTCTATTGTTATGCAGGTACCAGTTCCTATAGCTACTCTATGCTCTTTCCCTTTCTCTGTATCAAGCCAAATGTATTCAAAACTACCGCTACCTACATACCAAGATTCTTTTTTGATTACATGGTAATGTAGAGAGAATTTGCTTCCTGCTTTAAAAAACCTAAGTAGTTTGCCGCAATACTCTTCATCGTTATGAATCCAAACTTCTTCTCCCCATGCTTTAGGTACTATTTTAGGCTCTACTATCATATTCTAATATATTTGTTGTGGAGTAACTACCTATTCTATCGAAATATACGATTTTTTTTGCATGTATACCGCCTACTATCTCTTTATTTTTCCAATCACTTCCAACTACCAGTATATCTGGTGATGATTGTTTAATTAACTGTATGAGTTCTTCTCTAGTATTAAAAGTATATGTAAAGTCAATAGCTTTTAAACTATTTAAAGCATATAGTCTGTCTTCTATGCTGTTATAGGGCCTGTTTGGGCCTTTATCTTTAGCTACTTTTTCATCTGTATCAATACCTACAGTAAGTTTATCTCCTAATGACTTAGCATAGTTGAATAATTCATAATGACCCCTGTGCAGTATATCAAAACATCCGTTAACCCAAACTTTTACCATCTACTTTATAATTTGTGCTTTTAACCCATTTTACATTTTCCATACCTTCTAAGTCAAATATCTCTTCATCCCAAGACATATTAGAGTAACCGATATCTTTTAGTTCATATGCTTTATGATATAGTTGCTTACCTTCTAGAAAATCTTTTTGTTTATCTTCTGATTTGTTATGCATGTCTCCATTATCTTCATGGTATAAGCAGATAAAGTTACCTACTTCATTTCTGATAGGTATATACCCAGCCCACTTTAATCTCTCTCTTAAGTCTTCATCTTCATTGCCCCAACCTTTATAGAGGGGGTTTAGTCCATTTATCTTTAAGTACATTTCTCTACTAAGACTAATAACTCCTCCATAGAAATTCTTTTCTACCTCTTCACCAAACATTCTATAACCAGCTGGGATATCAAAATAATCTCTTTGAGTCATATCGTCTTTAACAAATGTAGCTATACGAGCTGGTAGTATGGGTTGATCTTTTACTTCATAAGATACATTTTCAGTAGGAACATAATCAACTTGCTGCAATACTATAGTATCATATTTAGCATGTTTAAAGCCTACATTCTCTACACAAGCAATTTGAAAGTTATCGTTATTATTTTGTTCTGAAATAATAATTTCATATTCTTCACCTTTAAATCTTTCTAGTAAAACAGGTAAGAGTATCTCTAAATGTTTTTCTCTATCTCTGTAAGGTATAATTATACTGTAGCCCATATTATTTTAATCTATCGTATTGGTGAATAATTGAATACTCTTCTAAAGTATTTAAGTCGAACTTAACATGCCCTTCATTAATCACATGGCAATGTACTGCAAACATATCTTGTAATGTAGAAAAATTAAATCTATCTTTCCAAGTAGTCCGAGCAAGGAAATTAAAAGAAGTTTGATCAGCGACTTTTGGTTTACCTACTGACATTAAGTATATATCTCTAGCTAAATCTTTTACTAGGTTAGCAGGACCTCCAAATACTCCAACGTTTAGTACTTCTTCCTCTTCAATTTTTAAACCAAGGACTCCTAAATTGTGTATAAGGTGTTGATAATTCCATTGATGGTCTTTGTATTTAATCATTTCACTAGTTCCAACTAACTTATTACTCTTAATAAAGTTAAAAGGGAATTTACTGAGATTAAACTTAACATCTGAAACATCAGTGACTATAACTCTATCTTCTTCTTTAGCAAATTCATCTAGGTATCTATTAATATACAGAAATCTAGTATTGTGTATTAGTTCATAGCTAGACATTAAATCAGCTTTAGCAGTATGATGTTCAAACCATTCTTTAGGTTGACCCCAAAAGTCATAGGAGGGGAATATAGTTTCAATTTTGTTAGCATTACAGTACTGAACTAATTCTGTATTGTCTTGTCTATTAAAAATTATAAGAACTCTCTTATAACCTTCTCTAACATAAGCAGAAGTCTCTACCCAGGTTTTAATTTTACCTACCTTATAATTGCCACTAATTGCACCTATTAGTATATTCATATAGCCTTATTAATAAATAATATATCTTGTTGATGTGCTCCATGATTTCTAGATTCATCTAATACCCATGAAGGTTCGAAGTTAAAATTTTGCATATATTCTACTACTTCTGCTACTAGAGGAGCATTTTTATTATACTCAGTGTAAGAAACTTCTAATAGTATTGCTTTTGCTCTACTACATATTTCTCTACCTCCTTCAATAATATCTAATTCTGATCCTTGAGTGTCCATTTTAATTAGATCGAATGTTCTATCAGGAGCAAATAAACTATCAAGCGGTATACCATCTTTCTTTATAACCTCTAATTGATCATCACTAAAAAATCTAGTTAACTCTCTATAAATCGAATTGCCTGTAGATGTAGGGTCATTCTTTCTGCTGAAGTAGTTGTAGTTAGATTCATCTTTAGCTAATAGGCAAATTAAATAGTCATCGGTTAGCTTACTTAAATGCTCTTCGCAAGCATCTGAAGCTTCTATAGAAAAAATATAACTATCAGGCCAGAATTCCTGCGCTTGTGTACGAAATTGTCCTACGTTTGCTCCTATGTCTAATATACTACTAGGTAAAAAGTAATCGTTAATTGGAGATAGATTCATAATAACTGTTTTGTTTTTCTTGCTTATCTATAGTTTTAGGATGTTTTAAACTAAACTCTGGTTCAGCTGGTAATGTAGAATAAGTTTTATACCCATCTAATACTTCATGAACTTTATTCTTCCATTTAATTGCTGGTTTCTTCTTCCAGATTCTCCATTGGTAGTCTGGCCAGTTTACCCATCCGTTTTCGTTTACATTCCATCTCCATTTCTGTATATGTTCTTGAGTTAAACCTTCTACTGTATTAACTCTCGGTACTAAATAAACTTCATTGTCAGGATTAGCCTCTAATATCTCTGGTAGATACTGTATTAAGTACCAATCCGGCATTTCATCTGCATCTATCTGAAAGATATAATCTCCGGCACAATAGGTAGTAAGTAGATTCTTCCAATTAGAAAAGTCTCCATCAAATTCAAATCCTCTCCAGAATTGAACGTTTGGGTATTTATTCTGTTTAGTTAACCAATTTGCTACTTCTTGATCACCATTCTTTTGATCGAATAAAATTACAATCTCATCTTGAGTTCTTTTATTCTCTCTAAGAAAGTTAACAAGCTTTTGTATTTCTATAATTTCATTACAGACTGTTATAGCATAACTTATTTTCATTATGTAAGTGGTTTAGCAAAATCTATACCAAAGAAGCCTATATCATCTAAAGCATCTATAAATCCTTTTTCACTAGGAAAACGTTTTGCATTCTTCATATCCATCTTAGTGGTTTGTTCTGCAGGGAATTTTTCTGATTTAAGTTCTTCTTCTGAAAGTGGAATGCTTTTTACAGCTGACCAGTATAGATCCTTTTTTGAAGTACCATCCAAAAATACCATTCCAGCATTTGGTACTGTTATAGTAGAGGGGAACCATACTAAACCTTCGTTTGCTTCTCTAATTTCTTTAAAAAGTTCTGGTGCTGTTTCTATAGCATTAGCTACTGCTTCACTTCCTTCTGACATCATCGTAGAAGTTCCAAAGCCGCAACCGAAGCACATCCAAGAAGTAACCTCTTCAGTAATTTTAGTTTCATAACATGCGTTACTATCGCATATCTTACAGTTAATTAAGTTATCCATTTTTTACTAGTTTAGGGAGTTTAAGAGAAGGTAATTTTAATTCTACCTGTTTAGGGAACTCTGGTATGTATGTATCTAATAATCTTTTTAGAATACTTTCCATAGCTTCAAAGCTATACTCTTTTTTGTTTGTATTTGCTAAAGACTTAGCAGGTTGTAAATATCCTTTATACTTTTTATATACTTGTTTTATGGCATGACCTGCTTGATTATCATCAGGTTTAAACCATTTAGATTCTGTAAGAATCATTTCTTTTGAACTAGCAGACTCATGCACATTCTCTAAAGTTCCTCCTACAAGCACTGCTCTTTCTCTATCTAGAAAATCTATCTGTCCTGACCATCCTGATGCTATGATAGGTTTACCGGTAAGGCTGAACTCTAGTAAAGGTCTTCCAAATCCTTCTCCTTTAGTAAAGCTTACCATAGATTTTACTTTAGGGTGATTATAAAGTTGATTCATATCATTATCTGTAATATCTCCATGAAGTAGGTATATTTTAGGAAGAGTACCTTTTGATTCTTTCCTAATACCATTAATATGGTTAAGAATAGCTTCTTGATCCATTATAGAGCTACCAACTTTTTGAGTTTTAAGTATTAAAGCTGGTTTATTCATTTTGTTTTTAAATACCTCTGTAAATACTTTAATAAGGTAAGCTATATTCTTCCTATCTTCTCCAAATATACCTTGCATCCAGTGGCCTACTGATAGAAAGCAGAAAGATTCTTTAATAGCATCTAAAGATTTAACTATTTCGATATTACTATCTACTTTAGTAGGAAAGTATTTATTCAAATCTACTCCCTCAAGAAGTATTTCTATAGGGGTAGTTAGTTTTATAGTTCCTTCACTCTGTTTAGTATTATTATTAACTTTATCATAAACTGTTTCTTGGAATACTTTTTTACTGTGTTCGGATGAAGTAAGTACTAGGTTCATTCTATTGCATCCTTCTAACCAATTGCCGTGACATAAGGTAGTTTCTATACCTGCTGTAACGCCTATATTGTATTTACCCATTGCTTGAAACTCGTTAGGAACTGTTATCTGCATCCAGATATCAGGTTGTACTTCTACCTTATCTATTATTCTTGAGCTTATTTCTTTCTCTTTATGGTCTTTTAAGTATCCGAATCTAGTATTACCCCATCTTTGTGATAGTATTTTAACATCGTACTTGTCCAGATTAATTAAAGCTCTAATTAAATCTCTCGATCTAGCTCCATACCCACTGTAAGTATCAGCTGGTGCGCTAACAACTATTGTGTTTCTATTCATTTTAATACCCTGTTAATTTATGTTTAATATAAAGTGGCTTTTTTGGTTGAACCTCTATTAGCTCGAATAAACCTCTAGGTTCAAAATCATCTAATGTTTGGTTAATACCGTTTACTATACCTTCTGTCATACTTTTAGAAGTAAAACTAGCTTCTTCTGACAGAGCCCATTCTCTTCCTTTCATTCCTTTTGCATTTCTTTCTTTAGCATTTAAGTTATAAGCTTCTAATAGAGCGGTTGCAATATCTTCTGGGTTGCATCTGTCATCATAGATGTAAGGTGTAGCAGGTGATCCTTGTAAACTAATATTATTAGGAAAAACAGGAATAGCCCANTCGCCATGTTTTTTATATGTTCCTCTATGGTTAGAAGGTATTTCAGGAGAAGGAGTAAACCATTCACCTTTGTCATCTTCAAACCTCATTTGATCTTGCATACCTCCTGTAACATTTGCTATAATCATTGTACCTGACATCATAGATTCAGTTAATGATAATCCCCATCCCTCATTAGAAGAAGGGAGAACAGTAACATCTGCTATATTATACAGACAGTTTAGCTGAGCAGAGGTTAATCTGTTTGTCGAGAATAGTATATTTACATATGCTGGGTCACATAAGGCTTCTTTCAGAGCTTTTAAATCAGTACCATGTTGATCTACTACCTGTGTATGCATTACCAGTCCGCATTTTTTAGCAGCTTCTTCTCCTATCATATCACAAAATAACCTATACCCTAATACTAAATCATGAGGATGCTTCCGAGCTATATTACGAGAATTAAAGAATGCTACAAAATCTAACTCTTTATTTTTAAGCGTTTCGTTTTTAAATTTTATAAAATCTTCGTTAGTAGGGTCTATAGGGTAAAATACTTTTTCATCTATTCCATGAGGAACATACTTAATAAGTTTATCATTAGCATATTCGTCTAGTACAATCTCATTTATAGTTTTAGTCTGTTTAGATATAGCTAGTAAAGTATCTACTGACCTATAGTAATTTTTATTGTATAGAGGTGCTGGGTAGTCGTCCCATATGTTATACCATATAATAGGAACTTGAGATCTAATCTCTCTTTCGATTTCGAATAACCAAGTCCAGTATCTAGGATCAGTAAAGATCATAATAGCATCTATGTCTTCTGTTTTAAGTATTTTACGGACAAGGGTAGCATCGCCGTAGCCGTTGGAAGGTAATATCTTTACATCAACATCATCTATACCTATTTGTTTGTTGAGCTCTTCTGAAAGATCTAGTATTTTTCCTATATCAGGATGTTTAATAGCTGCTCCTATATTATACCAATTGAACGTATGTGCTGAATTTACTACTATTTCTCTTGCCATAGTAGCTATACCGGAATGTACTCTAATATCATCACAAAGAAGTAGAATTTTTTTTCTATTTTCTTTTTTGATATAACCTTTTAATTTCGTCATTATTTAATCTTGATATTGCTTTGATTATGTATTTGGTTCTTAAACTCCTTATCAGTAAGATAAAGAAAAATTGCACGGTCTGCAAGCTTTTTAAAAGAAAAGTTATTTTCTAATGCTGCCATTTTAAATTTATCAAATAGGGGTTGGGTAATTTTTACCGAGGTAAGTCTTTCTTCTTTTTTCATAACTATTGTTTATATATACTTATATAAATATATATGAATTACAAAAACTTAGAACAATGTTCACATTTACCAAAAGGATTTGTACATTTATAATCCTTATCTATATATTCTCCGTCTGCTCCTATAACGTCTGCTATAAAATTATTCATAGACTCCATAACTTCTTTAGTTTTTCTAGGGCCTGATGAAGGGCTGAATTGCTGAACTCTTTTTTGCATAGAAGCAAATTCAGCATCTTTTGGTACTCTCCTTTTTACAATAAAGAACTCTACATCTATCATATCTTTATCTATACCAAACTGTTTAGCAAAGAATTCTCTATACAGTATTACTTGAGCAGTTAAGTTAGGGTTCTTCTTTTGATTATCTCTCCAACCTGAAGTGGAAGTTTTAATATCTACTACGGACCATCTACCTGTATTAGGGTGGTAGAAAATTAAATCAACTAGCCCTTTAAACATAATGCCAGGCTTTATCTCCTGGTATAAGAGCGTCTCTATGCCAGCCAATTTCATGTTCTTAGTACTAAAGTATGCAGCTCTTTTCTTTTCCAAAAAGTCTAGAATATGTTTACCTTCAATCCAAAATTGAGTAAGTTCATCTTGGGTAGTAAAATGCGCATGACCGTTTTGAGCTTTACTCGACTTATAAGATTTAATCATATTATCATATAATAACTGATGTTTATCCATTTCATTAGCAGTCTTTACTTTGTCATGGAACATAGTCTCAAGCCAGGTCTGCATAGTCTCGTGAAAAGCTGTACCAAAAGTAGTATAGATATTTTGAGTAAAAGGTATTTCTTTTCTTAAGTACATCAATTCCCATAGCTTGGGACATTTATTGTACGTACTTATAGAACTATAAGAAATATGCTTATTCTTAGAAGGAGATTGTTTAATCTTACTCTCCCAAACTTCCTTAACTAATGGATTGGATTTACTTTTTTCTGAGTCCGCGTATATTTTCTTCATATAATAAAGATACGAATATTTAGTAAGAAAACCTACTAACCTACTGTATTAATCCTCTATTTCTTCATTAGTCCACATACCTCTACTGACTAATTGAGAAATGATTCCGTAGTTAGTAATATCTTGAAAAGTGTCTATTAGAGTTTCGTTTTCTGCTTTACGGCCAGAAATAATCATATTTTTCCACCGGTTAACTTTATCAGAAAGCCTGTACCAAAGTCCTGTCATAGCAAACTCTTTCTCTTGAGCAGTCTCTAGATTAGTACCTGCAGATACGTTATGCATTCCGTAATCTAAATGCTTTTTAGCAAACAATTCGAATTGCTCATCTATAATATCTTTATAGCCTTGATAAATTACTGGGTACTCTTCTTTTAGTATGTCAATTGCTTTTCTTTCATTTTGGGTAATACCTCTCTTGGCATTCATTATCTCTCTGCTGCTCATATAACTGTTTTTATTTATACTTTAATATAAGAAAAGTCATTTGTTTACCAAACTAATCTACATATATTTTATTATGTTATCATCTTTATCAATCTTACGTCTACTTCCATCATCGAAAAGTACACTGTGTCTAGAGGGTCCTTTCTGTACTATTTTAACTGGTTTTGATGGCTGTGCATCTTCATAATGTTCTCCTTCATTACCATTTCTACCTATTATGTCCATTCTCTTTTCATCTTCATCCGAGTACATATCTAAACTGGTAGGAGTAATCGTGTCAGGTACATCAGTTTTAACCTGATCTTCTACATACGGAATATCATCTTCTAACTCTCCGTATAGATTTTTTCTATTAACATTATTAAATGCAAAGTTTGCTGCAATTACTAAAGAGATTGCTAGAGGATCAAATACAAATATAATGACTAACAGCAATATGTTAATAATCTTATCCATAGAAGTGCCAGTTAGTCCGGAAAGGTATTGGAGTGGTCCTAACTCTCCTGCTACATCAGAATTGTTTCTTAACTCTAATATAGCTAATTGGTACTTCTGAAGACTGTCTGCTACTTCTACTCTTTTAGCTTGAATAGCTTTCCTATTATTCTCTTCAACGTCAATACGCTTTTGAGATAATCTAAGTTCGGTAGTACTAATTGTTTGTCGAAAGCCTGTAGATGATGCCGTGTCTCGTACTTGAATCGAGGACGCTTTCGCACCAGATAGAGTAGAAATGTTACCGGATATTCTTTCAAGTTGTTGATCATACCTTGACACATCGTTTTCATAAAATTGTTTCTTTTGATCTAAAAATGATATTTGATTTTCTTTAATAGAAAGCTTTCGATAAGTATCTTGATATGCCGCACTTAAAAAACCATATATACCCATACTCGTAATAAGGACTAATACTACCGTAGCGATAGAGAGATACGTTCTAAGAAACTTATTTATAGTATTCCAATACTGGTACAGTAGGGAAGCTATTACTAGTTTTGCGACTTCTAAAGAGCCTGCCATTATAATTACCTCAAATGAAGCTCCAGCAAATAACTTAGATAGTCCACTTACTGAATAGAATGCTGCAGATGCACTGACAGATAAGGCTGATAATGCTATTATGGTAGGGAATAAATTCCTCTGTATTCTTTTTATCATTTTATCAGGAGTAAGGCCAATGCTACTGCACCTACTGTTGAACCAATTTTGTATAGCTTTTGAGTTCTAGCTTGCTTTTTCAGTTCAGCCTGTAAATCTTTAGAAAGAAAGTCCGATGTTTGTAGTTGCTTGTCTTTGTCGTTAAGTATTGTTTGATAGTTCTTTACTTGTAAGTTTAAGTTCTTATTAAGTTCAAGTGACGTGTTTAACTTNCCGTTTGTTTCTGTTAGAAGTGCCTTTAAGGTTTTAGTAGATTGTTCTAATCCGTCAAACTTAATTAAGTCTTTAATTACTAACTTAGCAATAGGCTTAGTTAATACTATCCTTGTCGTATCCGTAACGGTTTGAGAAAAACTGCTCCAACTCGTCATTACCAAAATGATCAACAGCATTAAGCTGCCTTTGTGTTTCTTTTTTGATAGCATAAATTTTAATATTTAAATTTTTAATTTTCTTATCGTACAACGACACCCTTAATGTAAGAGAATCTGCGTTATCTTTTAAGTCAAGGTTTAGACTATGGAGAGAATCTATTTTCTGTTCTAAAGTTATAATCTGTTTTTCATATTTTGAAATATCAGTCTTAATATCAGTAGGAGCAAACAGTACCTTATATACTACAATAGCAGCGATCGCAAATATAATGTTTTGTACTATAGTCTTTTTCATATAATATAAATATAGGAAATTTATTTTGTACTAGCAACTAAGGCACTTTTAAAAGCTTCCCAATCGAATCCTTTTCCAGGATCTGGTTTACCTTTTCCCTTTCCTCTCACATGATCTCCTGAACAGTCTGAATGTCTGACAACGTTATCTATGTGTATATTGTATTTTTTCATCCAGAAACTGAACACGTTAACTGCTGTGTTAAATTGAGGATCAGAGTATGTACCTGCGTTTTTAATTTTTTTATTGAATGATGTCCAATCATTTACACCTGCTACTAATAGTTCAACTCCTAAATAATGTGAGTTGAGGCTTCTTAAGTTATTCCATTCCGATTTGCCTGCATGAAAAGCTTTACCAGGTGTTACTATATGTTTATCGTAGGTACCGTCTGGTTTAATATAACCATGTACTGACAGTCCTATTTTATTTATAAAATCTTTAGCATATAACGTCTTACCTTCATATACTAGGTACTCTGACATACTGTGTAGTATCAGACCTTTTGGAACAATTGGCATAATAACTAATTTTAAAAATTATCGTAATCTATTTCATCCCCACAGTTATCACAGTAACTAGGGCCTGTTGAAGGTTCTCCTCCCATATCAATTGACTCACCAGGAATCCCGTCCTCGTCACTTGCATTAAACCAGAAATCAATTACTTTACCGTATGAAGCGATAAATGCACCTAATACTAAAAGTAGTATTTCTTTCCATTCAGGTGCCATGCCTGCTTCACTGAATAGAGCTGCACCAATTCCAATCATTATTAGTAAAAAGGTTACAAGTACTACAGTTGTAATTACGAATCTATTTCTTCTTACTCCTTTTTGTTTTTCTGTTATATCTGCCATATGTTAAAATTTATTAGCTGTTTTAAGCTCCTCTAGACTTTCATTTAACTCTTCTAATGTAACTGGGCATAGTAAATCTAAACCTGCTTTAAATACTTCTTCCTTAATCCCTTGATTAAATACAATAAGAGTAGGTGCCATCCTTACTCTAAATTCTTTTTTTGCTTTAGGAGCTTTTGATATATCTACTCTAAAGTATTTAACTCCTGTGAGTTTATTCCAGTCTTTAAATGCATTTTGTTTATTAAACTCAACATAAAATTCTATAATAACTATGTTAAATTCATCATCACCAAAAGCNTGTC